TTCCAACATCTTGGTGATGTCTTTTTGTTGATAATACTCTAAAAATACGTCAAAAATAGGGCGTGTCCATGGTGCCATCTTTTCATTTAAGTCACCTGGTAAAAATCCTAAATCTTCGTCTACGGATACGGCGGGTCTTGTAACAACTATTTTATCAACAATACCTTCCTGAAATAACTTAATACCGTGCTGAACAGCTAACATCGTTTTACCCGTACCGGCTGGGCCGATAGCAAATACAATATTAGTATCCTCATCTTGTAGTTTTTGTAAGTATATTTTTTGGTTAGCATTTCGTGCGTGTAACGACACACGTTGCTTTTTTTGTGGCAGGTATGGTTGAAAATCAATTACCTTAACGTCTGATGTAAAGCGTTTCTTCACTCTTTTTGTCATCTAGTTGTTTCTCCTACTTTATGGAAAGTAGGACATGTAGCGACCGCCTCGATTACTACAGAGGTCCTACACATTTATTTACTGTTTTCCCCAAATTATAAAGCTATACGTTATGAATCGAACCCAGCTAAATAAGTATATAAGTTTCTGGGACAAATCATGCATCACGATATCATAGATGTTATACGAAATATACAAGATCTATACGAAAACAATAGCAGTCTAGCTATTCTAAAGGACTTCGAACGAGTTCTTGACGAGATGGACGTATATGTATATGAAAACTGGGAAGATGGCGAATTAGCGTACGGTCCCAAAGTGGATCGCCATTGGATCAAAGTTGGATTCATGTGGCCTGAGGCAAAGATGCCCAACCCTATTGCTGGTAAACGATTAACAGAATTAGGCTGTAAAGTTACGTACCAAAAATCACACTTGGTTGAACCAAGAAAGATTAAGACACAGGAAGATATTCGTCCTGGTACTAAGAAGGGTAGATTAGATCGTAGCCCTATCTGGATTGTTGAAGTACAGATGCCTAAGAAAATTGCTTTTGATATCTACAAAGGATACATGAGCAAGATGAAGACTGATTATACACATACTAAGCCAAATAACGAAGGTGCGGAAACTCCAGCACCGGCAGCGGCTCCAGCAGCACCGGCAGCACCTGCGGCTCCAGCAGCACCAGCTGGTGGCGGTGGTGGCGCAACTCCAACAGGAATGTAAAATGCCATTAAGAGCTGATGATTTAGAATACATGGTAAAGAAAGTTTTTGAAATTGATAGTTTCAAAAGCAAAATTGGTACTGACGAAGATATCTGCACATTGAGCTTCACAGTTGACGAAGCAGAACCTGCAAAAGACCTAGTTCACTTTATTGAGATGGGTTTTAGTTTTGTACTTGATGCAGATGCAAGTGCTGGTGAAATGGATGATGGCAAATATCGAGTATACGTTGAAATTGAGCGTACACGACATATTGGTGAACAAGTTATGGAAATCATTGAGGGTGTTAAGAAATTAGCAGCACTTGATGAAATGCGTTTCCGTTACTTCAAAAGTTTTAAGAGCGAACTAGCAACAGTTTCAAACCTAAGTGCTGCTATTCCAAAGAATAAAGAAGCATATAGAATTGCAACTAAAGAACGTGAGATGGATAACGTTGATAACTTCTTTAGTACTAGTTTGGCATCAGATATTAATGTAGTTGATGAGTCAATTACATTTAAAAAGACATACAGTGGTCCAATCACATTCAATATTATTGATAGTGGTTTACGCAGTAATGTCTATGAGCGAGTTACAGGACCAATTATGATGGAAAGTAGCAGCATGGCTGAAGTCATGTTCCTCACCAAAGTGATTGGTAACTATAACATAAACAAGATTGGCAACTCATTTGTATTTGAGAATAACGGGTGGGCGGTCACATTACAGAGGAAATAAAAAATGGCGGGCGAATTTAAATTTAATTTTACACAAGACATGTTTACAGCGATTATTGGAAAGAATCCATACGCTGATCATTGGTTTGAAGCACTATGCGAGATTTTGCCAGACTATGATATTGACACACCACACCGTGTTGCAGCATTCTTGGCGCAAACAGCACACGAGAGTGGTGGTTACAGAGCGATTAAAGAGAATTTAAATTATCGCGCAGTCACACTACGCAAGATTTTCCCAAAGTATTTCCCAGATGACGCAACAGCAAATATGTACGCTGGACACCCAGAACAAATTGCTAACCGTGTTTATGGTGGTCGTATGGGCAATGGTCCAGAGTCATCAGGTGACGGTTTCAAATATTGTGGTCGTGGTTTAATCCAATTAACTGGTAAAGACAACTACACACGTTATGCACAAAGTTTGGAAATTAGCGAAGAAGAAGCTGCTGAACATTTAACAACATTTGAAGGTTGCGTACAATCAGCTGCTTGGTTCTGGGAAGCTAACAACCTAAACCAATACGCAGATAACGGCGACATTCTAACAATGACAAAACGTATCAACGGTGGTACAATTGGTCTAGAAGATCGCAAGAAACATTACGAACATGCATTGCATGTATTAGGCGCTTAATATGTGGCAAATAATGTGGATGCTAAGTTTATTGCCAGATTTTTTCTGGCATTTATTAACACTAACTGGTGTTGCAGCAGTATTCGCAGCATTTGTATTAGGTAAGATTCCGTTTGTACAAACATACAAGATCCCATTAAAGTACGGTGGCATTGCTGCCGTATTATTTGGTATTTGGATGGAAGGTGGTATTGCTAACGAAGCAAAGTGGCAAGCTAGGGTTGCAGAAATGGAAGCCAAAGTTGCACAAGCAGAACAAGAATCCAAAGATGCTAACGACAAATTAGATAAAAAGTCAAAGGAAAAAGTAAAAGTTATTCGTGAAAAAGGTCTTGTTATTAAACAATACGTTGATCGTGAAGTTACAAAGTATGATGACTCTTGCAAGATTCCTGCACCAGTAGTTAAGGCACTTAACTCAGCAGCAAAGAATGAGGAACTAAAATGAGATACTTATTAGTTGTATTATTACTTGCTGGTTGTAGTACCGTAGTTCCAGTTACAGCCAAATTTCCTGCAAAGCCTGCAAATGTTGAAACATGTCCACAATTAAGCACAGTCCAAGACGACGTTAAGTTAAGCGAGTTAACAAACACAGTTGCAAAAAACTACGGTGCATATTACGAATGCACTGTTAAGGTTGACACTTGGAATGAGTGGTACGAAACACAAAAGAAAATCTTTGAAAACATTAAATGAAAGTTCTAGAAGTTTTAGCAGAAGCAAAATTTGATCCAAATGTAGTCGGATCTGGAATTGTGGTAGCACCACAGATTCCTCCTGCTCCAGCAAAACCAGTTGCAGCACCTAAACCAGCAGCACCTGTTGCACCAGCACCAGTTGCGGCGCCTGTTAAACAAGCTGTTACAGAACCTACACCGTTTGATCCAAGTACACACAAACCAACATTAATCAGTATTGCAAAAAAGATGGGTATTACTGCAACTAATGATTTGGCAAACCTACTTGGGCAAGCACAGGTTGAAACCGCAAGTTGGACTAAGGCAGCTGAAAACTTTAACTATACTGACCCAACTAGAATTTACAAAGTTTTTACAAGTAATTTCCCAACACCGCAACACGCTGCACCATATGTTGGAAACCCCGTAGCTTTGGCTAATAGAGCATTGGCTAACAAGAACGGAAACGGTGATGAAGCAAGTGGTGATGGATGGAAATATCGCGGTCGTGGATTTTTACACATTACTGGAAAAGAGCTTTATGCAAAAGCGGGGGCAGCAGTGCATCCTGAGAATCCAGGAATTTATGTAACAAACCCATCATTGCTTTCATCAAACCCAGTGGAGGCAGCAAAGGCAGCTATTTGGTACTTCAAATCTAAAGTAGGCAAAGGTAAGACATCGAAGCAAGCAACAAAGGTAGTAAATCCAGCAGGGTTGAAAACTAAAGAACGTGCTAAAGCGTCTGCACAAATACAAGCGCAACTAGCACCGCAGAAGAAAACACGAAGAAGTTAATAAATACATACATAATTAGGAGCGAATTATGGCAGAAGAAGTCAAAGAAATGAGTGAGAGTGAAAAGAAGAAAGAAGACTGGATGAATAGTAAATGGCGTCCAGCAATGGGTTGGATGTATATGCTAACCTGTATGACTGACTTTGTTTTATTCCCAATCTTATGGAGTTTGTTACAAGCAGTAATGCACGTACCACAAATCACACAATGGCAACCATTAACATTACAAGGTGCTGGTTTATTCCACATCGCAATGGGTGCTGTTCTAGGTATTGCTGCAATGGGCCGTACACAAGAGAAACTAGCGGGCGCAAACAACGGTGGAGCAGGTGGTTCAACACCAGCACCAGGTGGGTTCAGCGCACCAGCAGGTGGATTTAGTGCGCCATCGTTTGGTAGCCCAGCACCAGTAGCACCATCAGCACCAAGCTTCGGCGGTGGTTTTGGTAGCCCAGCACCATCAGCACCAAGCTTCGGCGGTGGTTTTGGTGGCGGTATTGCAACAACAGCAAGTGGTAAGAAGATTGTTCCACAAGAAGATCAACCATTACAATAAGGAAACAAAGATGAAAAAACTATTAGCACTTTTAGCATTATGCGTTGCTACTACAGCATTCGCAGGCGGTGAGAAGAAAGAAGTTTGCACAGATGTTAAGGATAAGGCAGGCAATGTTGTAAAAGACAAAGCAGGCAAACCAAAGCAATCTTGCAAAACTATCAAAGTTCATAAGAAGGTCGAAGGCGAGAAAGTCCCAACCAAATAATTTGAACTACTTGACAGGTCAACGTAAATAAAGTACAATACTTGTTTACTTTGACCTGTTTCTACGACTATGACTGATTACTATTCTATTTTAGGTGTTAGCGAAAATGCTAGCCCAGACGAAATTAAAAAGGCTTACCGAAAGTTAGCCAATCAGCATCATCCTGACAAGGGCGGCGACCAAGCCAAATTCAAGGATATCAGCGTTGCATATGATACGTTGGGTGATGCAAATAAGAAAGCTGAGTACGATCAACAGCGCATGTTTGGTGGACGCCAGCATCACTTCCACACTGGCAATGGTGGATTCCAAGACTTTAATGATATATTTGGTGGAGGCTTTGATCCATTTGGACATAGATCAAATCCGTTTGCGGATATTTTTGGCCGCCAACTTCGTAAAAATCGCGATTTGAATATCCAATGCCAAATCAGCTTATTGGATTCATTTATTGGAAAACAGCTGGAAGCAAACTTCCAACTACCAAGCGGAAAGTCACAAACTGTGGCAATTACTGTACCAGCTGGTGTTATCCATGGTGATACAATCCGCTACGCAGGGCTGGGGGATGACACAGTTCCACAACTACCACGTGGCAACTTGAATGTTACAATCCTAGTAATGCCAGATCCAAACTTTGAACGTAGGGGTGATGACCTTTACACAACTTTGGACATCAATCCCATTGAGTCAATGATTGGCTGTAGAAAGACAGTAAAAACGATTACTGGATCAACAATGGATTTGGAAATTCGACCAGGTGTTGAGTCTGGGGTTGAGTTTGCAAGCTCAGGCGGTGGATTTACTAATATGAATACCAAACAAAAGGGCCGTTTTGTTACAGTGGTGAGAATTAGAGGTAATGCAATCACTGATCCGACCATCGTTGCCCAACTCAAAACTATAAACGAAACCATTAACAAATAATTTGACATTTACATTCTTTAATGTATAATGATTAAACAAACCCATATTAAACAGAAGGATATCTAATGGTTGAACCTAGTGATAATTTACAAGTAGTGTTTGAAAAAGCAATTGATACTGCTAAAAAACTGCACCACGAATACTTAACTATTGAGCATTTGCTATTTGCTATGCTCTTAGAAGATACATTTACTAATACCGTTCAAGGTTATGGTGCAAATGTGTCAAAGTTAAAAGATAATCTTATGGATTACCTCCAGAATAAGTGTAATGAGATCACTATCTCTGACGTAGTAGTCAAACCCAAGAAGACACAAAGCGTTGAGCGTGTTCTTAATCGCGCCTTCACACAAGTCTTGTTTAACGGACGCCAACGTATTGAGCCAACGGATGTTTTCCTCGCCATGATGGGTGAGAAGCGTAGCTGGGCGCACTACTACATTGCACAAGCAGAAATCGACAAAGATAAATTTGCAGACTACCTCAACACTGGTACAGATGGTGAGGAAGAAGGTATTAAAGCACCTGCTGATGCAAGTGATAAAGCACTCAAGTCATTCACAACTGACTTGAATGATGCTGTTAAGAAGAATAAAATTGATCCAGTTATTGGCCGTGTAGATGAGTTGGAAAACATTGCATTGAGCTTGGGTCGCAGAAGTAAAAACAACGTAATCCTTGTTGGTGATCCTGGTGTAGGTAAGACTGCTATAGCAGAAGGACTTGCCTATAATATCGTTAAGGGTGCAGTTCCAGAATTCCTCAAGGATTACACAGTTTATAACTTGGATATCAGTGCTATGCTTGCTGGGTCTAAGTACCGCGGTGACTTTGAAGAGCGTTTCAAACAAGTTCTCAAAGCACTGAGCAAGAAGGGTAAGACTGTATTGTTCATCGACGAAGCACACATGATTAGCGGTGCTGGTTCAGCTAACAATAGTGCCAACGACTTGGCTAACATGATGAAACCTGCGTTGTCCAAGGGCAATATTAAGGTTATTGCAAGCACTACATGGGAAGAATACCGTAAACACTTTGAGAAGGACCGTGCTTTAATGCGCCGCTTCCAACGTATTACAGTTGACGAGCCATCACAAGAGATGACTTTGCAGATCCTTAAAGGAATCAAGAAGTATTACGAGAGTCACCATGATGTTAAAATCAAGGACGATGCATTACAAGCAGCAATTAAGCTATCTGTCAAATACCAAGCTGATAAGAAGCTTCCAGATAAAGCAATTGACTTGATTGACTTGGCATGTTCACGTTTTAACTTGAAACTTGCTGATACTCGTGTTGTTTCTGAAGCAGAAATTCAGTATGAACTTGCCAAGGTTGTTAACCTTCCACAGGAACAAGTTGCAGAAACTGAAAGTCATAACCTCTCAACACTGCAAGATAAGTTGCAAACTGAAGTTTATGGACAATCAACTGCTCTTACTGAGATTATTGATAAGATCCTAGTAGCACAAGCTGGTTTGAAACCAGAAAACAAGCCAATTGGTAGCTTTGTATTCATGGGACCAACTGGTACAGGTAAGACTGAGACTGCGAAAGCACTTGCAAAACACTTGGGCACTAAGCTCTTGCGTTTTGATATGTCAGAATATCAGGAAAAACACAGCATTTCCAAACTTATTGGTAGCCCACCTGGCTATGTTGGGTTTGAAGATAACGCTGGTTTGTTGATTACGCAGATCCAAGAATGCCCAAATGCAGTACTATTGTTTGACGAGATTGAAAAGTCACACCCTGATGTTGCAACAGTGTTGCTACAGATGATGGATAACGGCTTTATCACTGGTTCAAATGGTAAGCAAGCAGATTGCCGCAACCTAATCCTCATTCTTACTACTAACGCTGGCGCACAATCAGCTGAGAAGAACAAGATTGGCTTTGGTGAGCAAGAGAAAGAGTATAGCGATGCTGACTTGAAGAAGTTCTTAACTCCAGAATTCCGTAACCGCTTGGATGGTATCATTACCTTTAACAAGTTGGGCAAGGAAACAATGGTTAAGATTGTTAACAAGTTCATCGATGAGCTCAAGGAACAAGTCAAAGAGAAGAGTATCCGTATCAAGATCAATAAGGAAGCAATTGACTGGCTTATTGAGAAGGGCTTTGATGCCAAGATGGGTGCTCGTCCGCTACAACGTGTTATTGACAAGGAAATTAAACGTGACCTTGCTAAGATGATGTTGTTTGGTGACTTAAAGAATGGTGGTTGGGCCACTATTACAGTAGATGATGATAAGATCGCTATTGTAGCCAAAAGCAAGGAACCCAAAGTTCCATTGCTAGCTACTGAAAATGCAGCTTAAAGAAACTACTAGACTGTTCAGAGGGAAATATCAGCACAAGGTTGTGCTGATATGTAGTGGGGCATCCGTATTCAGAGGTTCTGATATGGATGTCGCCATTAGTAAACTTGACAAAGTTGATTTAACTGCGAACAATGTCAATCAAAAGTACAGAGTAGCGTATATTAGGACTAAAGAAGAGCTAAAATACGCATACGATTTAGCATTTGCACTCAAAAGAATGGGCGATCTTGTTGAAGTTCGTGTTGAATCACCATGGGTCACAGTGTACACTAATGATAAGAAAGTTGTAAACACCCTAGTTAAACTGGACGAAAACAACGTAAAATACGTAAGTAGCCCAGCAAAAGGGGTGACTTTGAGTGCTGGCATAGTGGTCATGAGCAAACGTGACTATGAATACAAGGTAACAATGGGTTCAACTCTATCTGAGAACAGTAGTTTCGTAGATTGGGCAGAAGCACACGCAGGTAAGGTACTTTTAACTAAGAGTTGTAAGCGTGACATGCTCAAACCCAAGAGCTATGGTGGATCACACTTTTATCTTACAGGAGACAACGTTCTCCTTGTGGCGAAAATGCATTTAGGCAGTACTATTGCCAAAGTAGAGCGCATCACTAAGAAATAGCTATAGCCTTCGAACGATAAATACCATATTATAACTCGGGTTAATATATGCGTATTCGTGAACTATTTGAAGGCAGATTCTTTAAAGATGAAGACTTCGTGACCAAAACAGAAGAGGGTCGCGAGATTAACTATGACTTGGCTGAAGACCTAATTCATTTCCTAAATCATGACGACAACATCTATCGTCGTCACACATTCCCAGGCATTGCTAAGTGTATTGAAATCGCTGAGCGCAAAAAGAAGCCGGCAGCTAAAATCTTCAAATCAGCTGTTGAAGAAGGATACAAAAAATACATTAAAGAGTTCCCTATTCGTGAACTCCCTGATGCATTGGATGAAAAGACTCTTGAGGAAGTATGTAATAAACTTCGTGAAGTAGTATGCCAAGATATTAAAGATGGCAAGTACAAGGACTAATCATGAGAGCAAGAGAATTCATATCCGAAGCCAAGCCTAAAGAAAAACAAATCCCAGCAGGTGCAATTACTGCTGGCCAGGGTGCAATTATCTCCCGAGACGTTGGCGGATATGATAGAACATATCACCTAAATCGAATCATGATGGCAACAGCAATGGCCGACGGAAGAAGCAACAAGCCAGTTGACATGGATTCAGAAAGTTGGGTTGAAAAATATAATGTTGCATTTCCATACACTGATCTAGAACATGCAATGATGATGCAAGCATTTGCAACTATCCCAACAGATGGTGCAGAATTAAGCAAACGTGGTAAGAGCGAAGAACCAACTGATACAAATAAAGTTAGCCCAGTAGCTAAACCAAAGCGTAACAAGTACGGCGTATGAGACAAGTTAGAATCACTTCTGCTGATATCAATCCGCAATCAAATGATGATTGCTATTTGGCACCAGATGATCCAATGTGGAAAATGTTACCAGCTAGTCAAATGGGCGGGCTGGGTAGTGAAGCAGTATTGGCAGAATACCTCAATTCTACATTGCCAAAAATTGAAACAAACGATAAGGGCCGAATCGCCCGAGAACAAAATATTCAACCAGGAACCCAGGAATGGTTTAAACACTGGTTTGGAGACAAACGATGAAAATTTCAGAAATTTTAGACGAGAGTGCAACACCAGGTGCAACAGCAGCAGTTAATATTGGTACTGTTGAAAACCCAAAACTTAGCCCAGGAAAAGCAAGAGGCAAAAAGAGCTATCTTGGTGATCCATGGGGTGGAAAATCGGGCACAAAAGCGCCACCTCAGCCTAAAGTCGTACAACCGAAAAACCCAGACGGTACTGCAAAAAACGGGTTGGACATGAAAGGCGCCAATTTATTCGGCGGCGGAACTGTCAAAAGAAGCTAAATATAAAGAATACGGAGTTTAAACATGACCACTCAGAAGAGAAAACTATCAGAATTTGCAGAACCAGGAATGGAAGGACCAGAGATGGGCGTTCCAGCAGCTGGTGCTCCAGAAGTCGTCGGTGCCCACGAAGGTGGCATTGATCGCGAAGGCGCAATGGCAAAAGCTGATCTAATGAAACTAGCTAGTTACGCATCTAAGCTAGGTGACAAGATTCAAGATGACACCCAACTAGAAGCATGGGTACAAGCTAAAATCACTAAAGCTGCTGACTACATTGCTAGCGTTTACCATTTCTTAGAATACGAAATGAAGTTTAGCGAGTACGGTCATCACTTAGATAACAGCGACACATTAAGCGAAAGCCAAAAGAAAGTTCTTAAAGCTCGTTTAAATGAAGCTAAGGAAAAAGTAAGAGCACTTAAAGTTGCACAAGCTGAAAAAGTATCTATCGAAGAAGGTGTACTTTCAGGTGGTGATGAGCCATGTGCAGAATGCGGTGGTACAGGTGTTGTACACAATCCAGGTGCAATGGTTCCTGACCATGTTAAGAGCAAGGTTGCAAAATACAACCGTCAAGCTAAAGCGTTCCACGCAGCTAGTAAGCGTCTTGACAAGAACAACAATGGTATCCCTGATGATGAAGAAATGGAAGAAGGTTTCGACAAAGACTCTAAAGAAGGTGATACATTCAAAACTCATACAGGCGGAACTGCTACAAAAACTAAGACTGGTGTAAAGCACACAGCTGGTAAGAATTACAGTGGCAAGGGCGCAGCAGATGATGCGAAGAAAGAAAAGAAGTCAGATGATTTAGAAGAAGGTTTCGACAAAGACTCTAAAGAAGGTGATACATTCAAAACAGCAACTGGTGGTACAGCTACTAAGACTAAGACTGGTGTAAAGCACACAGCTGGTAAGAACTATAGCGGTAAAGGTGCTGAGAAAGAAAGCAAGGCCAAAGAAAAAGAGTTGGACGAAGCTACAAAGACTCCAACAACTTGGACTGACAAGTCAGGCAAGAAACACCCAGCTACATCTGTCAAAGGTGACAAGTACACTGGTAAAGAAGCAGAGAAAGAAGCTAAAGAAAAGAAAGTTGACGAATCTAAGCCAAGTGCTGGTTTAAGCAAGGCAAAGAAATCTGCTGTTGTTAAGAAAGCTAAAGCAGGTGGCGACATTGGTAAACCAGGTAAGTCATTTGGTGACGTAGCCAAGTCTGCAGGTGGTGGTAAGAAAGGTAAAGCAATTGCCGCAGCCGCTATGTGGAAGAACATCAAAGAAACTACAGCATACGTAATGGAAAAATCAGCAGCAGCCAAGAAGGCTGACAAAGATTACGACCATGATGGTAAAATTGAATCAGGCAAAGATGAACACGCTGGTTCAGTAGACAATGCAATCAAGGCTTCTAAGAAGACAGTTAAAGAGTCTACAGATTTTAGCCGTATGCAAGATCAATTGGCACGTTTAAATCGTAGTGAGTCACATGTTTTAAAAGAAAGCAGTGAAGCTGACCAAATCCGTGCGTTAACAAAGCGTCTATTGGGGTAATCCAATGGATATGAAGCGTATTCTACAGGCATTAGATGGCGCCGCTGCAAAGCCTGTAGAAGGCGCATCTGACATGGCTAAATTCATGTCAGTTGTTAACAGTGCTAACAAACCCGAGACACTTACTGAGGGTGCAAATCCTCATAAAGTGTCTTTACCAGTGCAGATGGCAATGCAACATTACCAAAAGCCTGCACCGGTAAAGAAATCGAGACCAGCATTAATTGACAAGTACTTTGCACAAGTACAAGAAGAGCAATTACAAGAAAAGAAACATAAGAAACAACTCATCAATCAATACGCACGTACTATCGCTGAACGTGTAATGATGAGAGAAGGTAAAGAAGAGTGGCATACTAGCCCAAGTGGTGCTAGGACAAACATGTCACCAGCTGATGATGATTATGAAATTAATTACGGTGCAGATGGTGCTGCGGCAAGCATGGACCATGAAGACACTGTTACTTTAGATATCCCATTGTTAATCCGTTTACTTGAGTATGCAAGAGAAGATGCAAAAACTGATATGGATTTGCATAATGTAGCTGAAAAGTTAATTGACTTAGGTAACGATGGTAAAACATTATCAATGGACGACTACAACAGTATTGTAGGCTCTGAAGAATTATCAGAAAATGCTGATGAATTAGACAATTATGATGTTGATGGCTTGCAAAGCTATTATTCAGATTTCCATAAAGACTTACACGGATTCCGACCACGCCACCATAGTGAAGAAGAATGGAACGATCCAGAAGTATTAAAAGATGCTATTCGCAAACTTCACAAGTATATGGATATGCTAAAGTCTTCACCAGAAGGTCGCGCTCAATTAAAAGCAGATGGCTGGCATATTGACGAAGGCAAAAAGATCAAACCAAAAAAATCATCTAGTAAGTGTTATGCTAACCAAACACAGGTTGGTGTCCAAACAAAGGATGGCAATGTAGTTTCAAAGTGTTCACGTAAACAAGCACACAAACAATCATAAGATGTATTCAGGGAAATAATATGAACTTTAGAGAACTTTTAAACAAGATTGACGAAGCTGATGCAGTTGCTCCAGCGGCATCTAATGCAGATGCGTTGGCAGCAGTTAATGCAGGCGGTTCCGCACCTACTCCAACAGACCCAAGCAAAGTATATGCTTACCGCAGAGCACAAGCTGCAATGGCACGTTTGGAAAAGGCTGCACAATACACTGGTACTGACGAAATCGTCCGCCAAAGAGCAGGTTTACCACCACCATTGCCACCAATTGAGCAATGGGATGGCAAAATGCCAGCGCCAGTTGGTAAGCCAGATTGGATCAATCGTGTATTAGGTACTGGCGGTGGTGCTTCAGGCAATACTGTAACAGACCAATCATCAGCTAGTGCAGAAAACGATGCATTTGCAGCTGGTCATGAAACAGCAATGGGCCAATTAAAGCAATTAGCTGATTTAGTTGCTAAATTAAAACCAGCAGCACCAGTTAAAGAGAGTTCTATTGCTGATGCATTGTTAGAGAGTTTTGGTTATCAATTAAATGAATTCAGTGTTAGCGATGCAGCAAAGGGCGTTGCAAGCGCAGCCAAATCTGCAACAGGTACATTAGGTAAAATTGGTAGTAAAGCACTACCAGGCGTTGGTGCAGCATTCGGTGCAGTTGATGCATACGATCGTGCCAAGAAGGGCGACTATTTCGGTGCAGGTATTGCAGGATTATCAGGCGCATTGAGCTTGGTGCCAGGTATTGGTTGGATGCCAGCAGTTGCATTAGATATGTTCAACTTAGGCCGTGATTTACGTGGCCCAACTGCGTCACCAGCACAGGCAGAACAGCACCCAGTTGCAACTGGTTCAATTGCACAGTTACAGAAGCTCATCGGTACAGAACCAGATGGTATTTTTGGTCCTAAATCACAAGCTGCATTAAAAGTGTGGCAACAAAAGAATGGTTTACAAGCGGACGGTATTCCTGGTCCCAAGACATTTGCAGCAGCTAAAATTGCAGCACCTGGTGCATCTAAGACAGTTGCTGAACAAATTAGCAGTTTACAAGCAAAGATTTACGAAGCACAGAACCCATCATCATTATATTTCATCCTTGAAGATGGTAACCTATACGAGTTAACACCTGAGAACGAATTCTATGTTCTTGACGAAGGTTTGGCTGGTGATGCAATCAGTGGATTGGCAAAATACGGCGGTAAGGCATGGGACGCAATCAAAGGGTTAGGTAAAGGTGTAGCGCACGGTGTCAAGAATCCAGCGGATGCTAAACTAATTAAGGGCGCAAAACCAGGTGCAGACATTGGTACTAAAGCTGGTGTAGCCGGTGCCAAAGCAGGTGGTATTTTAGCAAGAAACCCAGTTAAAACAGCATTAGGTGCTGGTGCATTAGGTTACGCTATGGGCAATAACTCTGGAACATCTCCAACAACAGGCCCAACAACTGGTCCTAGTACTGGTCCAGTAAAAACTCCTGGTGGCCAAGATCCTGCGCCAGTTGGAACTACTACTGATGTTGATCCAGCCGTTATTGATCAAATTGAACAATTAATGTCTAACTTGGCACAAAGCCAAGACGAAGAAGTTATTGCACAATTGGACGTAATCAGAAAACAAATTAATCAAATTACTGGTGGCAAGCCTTTAGATTCATTAAAGACACAAGCAGCAGTAGATGCCACAAAACCTGATCCAGCATGGGAAGGGATGATTCAAAAGATAGGGCAAGCAACTGGTATGCCAGTTGATGCTATCAAAGATCAAGTTGGTCTAATTAGATCCCAGAAAGGTGACATTACCCCAGAACAGGCATTTAAACAAGTTACTGATTTTATAAACAAAACAGCACAGTAATTAACACAAAACGGCACCTTCGGGTGCCGTTTTTCTACCTTAAAAATATCAAAGGCATTGACGATTAATACTAAGTACTTTAGAATAGGCAAATATATAGGAGACTAACATGTCAGGAAGAGCATACGGCCCAGAAGAAAAGAAGAAACTAGAACAACTCATTAGCGAAGGTTCAACAGTATTACGTGAAGTTGAAGATTTGCAAGAAGGCTTAAAAGAAACTGTTAAAGCAGTAGCAGAAGAACTACAAATCAAACCAGCAGTTATCAATAGAGCAATTAAAATCGCTCACAAAGGTAACTGGTCAGAGTTCAACGAAGATTGGGCTGAAGTTGAAGCAATTTTGGATATCACTAAACGTATCTAATAAATATTGCTGTATAAGGTAAGGCGGGCCATAATCCGCCAATTAGGTGTTTTGCGAGCCGGAAGTCGCAATGGAGAATATTACAATATGAGCTACGTAGACGCATGGTATGATCGTGAGAACGATTTTATCAAAGTCGTAGAACGTAATACAAAAGGTGAAAGGGAATTTAGAGACTACCCCATTCGTCATACGTTCTATGTTAAAGACCCCAAGGGCAAATTTACATCAATTTACGGTGAACAACTATCACGAATTGTTTGTAAAAGTACAAAAGAACTTCGTAAAGAACAATCCATTAATAGTGGACGGGCAATGTATGAAGCAGACTTTAATCCAATTTTCGTTACTCTAAGCGAAAACTACAATAACCAAGACGCACCAAAACTCAATACCGCATTTTTCGATATTGAGGTAGACTTCGATCCAGAACGTGGCTATGCGGCACCAGACGATGCCTTTATGCCAATCACTGCTATCGCTGTCTACCTACAATGGATGGAAACTATGGTTTGTTTGGCTGTACCTCCAAAGACTATGACTATGGAGCAAGCCAAGGAAGCCGTAAAAGAGTTCCCAAATACATTACTGTTTGAAACAGAAGCAGAAATGTTGGATACATTCCTTGATGTTATCCAAGATGCAGATATTTTGAGTGGTTGGAACAGTGAAGGTTTCGATATTCCATATACCGTTAACCGTGTTATCAAAGCGTTAAGCAAGGAAGATACAAGACGTCTGTGCTTGTTTAACCAATTTCCTAAACGTAGAGAATACGAGAAATATGGTAAGGACGCAGTAACATATGATTTGATTGGCCGTGTACACATGGACTATCTCGAATTGTATCGCAAGTACACATATGAAGAACGCCATAGCTATCGCTTGGATGCGATTGCAGAATATGAGCTTGGCGAACGTAAGACACAGTACGAAGGCACTTTAGACCAGTTATACAATAATGACTTTAAGACATTCATTGAATATAACAGACAAGACTGTGCGCTTCTTGATCGTCTTGACAAGAAGCTAAAATTCCTCGACCTTGCTAACACACTTGCCCATGAAAACACAGTATTGCTACAAACTACAATGGGTGCTGTAGCTGTAACTGAACAGGCTATTATTAACGAAGCACATCGCAGAGGTTTCCAAGTTCCAAATCGCATTAAGATGGATGAACGTGATGAAGGTCAAGCTGCTGGTGCGTATGTTGCGTATCCGAAGGAAGGATTGCAAGATTGGGTCGGTTCATTAGATATTAACTCACTTTATCCTTCAGCCATTCGTGCATTAAACATGGGACCAGAAACAATTATCGGTCAGTTACGCACAAATGGTACAGACGCAGCTATTGAAGCGTTAATGGCTAAGGGCAAGAGCTTTAGTGCAGCATGGGAAGGTATGTTTGGTACGATTGAGTACGAAGCAGTTATGGCACAAGAGATTGGTACCGACATTACCATTGACTGGGAAAACGGTGAAAGTGATGTTGTTAGTGCCGCTGAAGTTTACAGATTAATTTTTGAAAGTAATCAGCCTTGGATGTTAAGTGCTAACGGAACTATCTTCACTTATGAGAAAGAAGGTATTATCCCTGGATTGCTAAAGCGTTGGTATGCAGAACGTAAAGAAATGCAGGCTAAACTTAAAGAAGCAATCAAAGCAGGTAACAAGATTGAAGAAGAATACTGGGACAAACGTCAGTTGGTTAAGAAGATTAACTTGAACAGTTTGTATGGTGCTATTCTTAACTCTGGATGCCGCTTCTTCGATAAACGAATTGGGCAGTCTACTACACTCACTGGCCGCCAAATCGTTAGACACATGGCTGGTAAAGTTAATGAGATTATCACTGGTGATTATGACTATCGTGGTAAAGCAATTATCTATGGTGATACTGACTCATGTTACTTCTCAGCATATAAGACACTTCAAAAGGACATTGACAAGGGAGTTATTCCTTGGACAAAGGACTCAGTAGTTGCATTGTATGACCAAATCGGTGAAGAAGTTAACAGCACGTTCCCGCAATTCATGTTGGATTCATTCCATTGTCCGAAGTCACGCGGTGAAGTTATCAAAGCAGGACGTGAAATTGTTGGTTCAAAAGCATTGTTCATTACTAAGAAACGTTATGCTGTTCTTTACTACGATAAAGAAGGCAAGCGCAGTGATGTGGACGGTAAGCCAGGTAAGATTAAAGCTATGGGATTGGATCTCAAGCGTTCAGATACACCTGACTTTATTCAAGACTTCTTAAGTGATGTTTTGGAAATGGTTTTAATGGGTAAACTTGAATCCGAGGTTTTAGATTTCATTAGTGAATTTAGAACAAAGTTCAAATCTAGACCAGGTTGGGAGAAAGGATCTCCTAGACGTGCAAATAACATTACTGAGTATCAAGCTAAAGAAGCTAAACAAGGTAAAGCTAACATGCCAGGGCACGTTAGAGCAAGTATTAACTGGAATACACTGAAGAGAATGTTCGATGACAAGTACTCAATGGGCATTACTGACGGTGCAAAGGTTATTGTGTGTAAATTGAAAACAAATCCACTGGAATACAGCTCAGTTGCATATCCAGTTGACGAACTTCGTTTGCCACAGTGGTTTAAGGATTTACCTTTTGACCACAATGAAATGGAAGCTGTACTCATCGATAAAAAGTTGGATAACTTAATTGGTGTATTAAAGTGGAACATTCAAAACACAAGTGAACGTAATACATTTAATAGTCTATTCGACTTTTGATACATTTACCTTCAAAATTAAAACAAAAATGTTGACTTTATTGTCAACTGTAGTAAAATAACAACATACGGAGATTTTTATGAAAGATTTTTTACAAGACTTAGTAGCACACGTACACTCACTAGGATTCTTACCACTAGCTAAAGTTAGCGCATCAACAACAGCAACAGAAGTTGAATCAATGTCCGATGACCGTTCAGTCATCCTTAAAGGTACAACAAAGAGCCCAGTTGGCGATTTGGAAGGTACTTTTGGTATGCCAAACTTAAACAAGTTGGACTTACACTTAAAGTGTCCAGAGTACAAGGATGGTGCAGTTATTAACGTTGTAAAGGAAACACGCAACAATGTTGAACTGCCAACTGGTATTCACTTTAAAAACGCAGCAGGCGACTTTAAGAACGATTATCGCTTCATGAACGAGGCAATTATCAACGAAAAGTTGAAGACAGTTAAGTTCCGTGGCGCAAGCTGGGACATTGAAGTAACTCCAACTGTATCTGCTATCCAACGTTTGAAGTTCCAAGCAGCAGCACACAGTGAAGAAACTGTTTTCCAAGTATCAACTAAGGACAACAACTTAGTATTCAGCTTTGGTGATGCAAGTACACACGAAGGTAGCTTTGTGTTTGCACCAAACGTTACTGGTAAACTAAAGCAAACTTGGGCATGGCCAGTTAGCCAAGTACAAGCTATCTTAAACCTAAGTGGTGATATCACTTTGAAGATTTCAGACGCAGGTGCTATGCAAATTAGTGTTGATAGCGGTATTGCAGTTTACGACTACATCTTACCAGCACAGACCAAGTAATGAGCTTTGATCAACTTACACTAGGAACCTTGGCGTTCCTAGTTATAGGATACTTCACTTATAGAGGTTGCGGGTGGGAAAATATTCGCAACTGCTATAAGATGTGGTTTGAAAAAGGTTACTGGACTAGTTACAATATTGTTGAAGCAATTAGTTGGGCCGCAAAGGCCGCCATTATTATTCCTGGTTTAATATTTGGAATACAAGTATGGCAACTATATTGGGTAGCATTAATAACTAGTTTTGGTCTAATTTGGGCTAGTCACAAAAAAGCACTTCCCAGCCTAGTTGCATTTAACACAATATGGGCATGGATTAGTTGTATGGTATTAGCACAGCATTTAATTTAATATGGCAAAAGATAACTTAACAAATAAACAAAAAGATTACGCATTGTTTTTACCAGCACTTAGTGGCTTCTACGCCACATTTATTGGTAAACAACGTGTAAACAACGACTACGTTGACCCAGCAAGGCTCCCTGATGGTATTAAAGATATGGAAGAGCTAAACTGGTTAAATCCTGACAAAGGATTGTTCCCTTACAAGTGGAGTTTGTACTCTGCAGGTCACGCAAACTTGGACCTAACTATACCTGATCCAGGTGAAGATATGGTCCGCGATCGTGATCCTAGCGCAATCATTCTAGGTGACTCTGGAGGATTCCAGATTGCCAAGGGACAATGGCCAGGTAACTGGAAAGATCCAGACAGTGCAGAAGTTGCCGCTGAATTAGTTAGTGCAACTGCACGTGGCACTGAAGTACGCACTATTGTTGACCCAGTAACTAAGAAGTCTAAAACTATCACAGTTGACTTAGTGAAAGAACACCACAAACTTCTTGCAGATGCACAGAAGAAGCGTGATGGCGTTTTAAAGTGGCTCGATGGTGTTTCTAATTACGGCATGGTACTTGATATCCCAGCATGGGTTGCAAATACTCCTGAAAGAGATGTCTGCGGTGTTCGTACATATGACGAAGCTGTTGCCGCTACACAATACAATAACGAATACTTCATCAAACACCGCAAAGGTGTAAATGATGGTGGTACAAAGTTCTTGAACGTTATGCAAGGTAGCAATCACGCACAAGCAAATGATTGGTATGGCAAGATGAAAAAGTATTGCGACCCAAATCAATATCCAGATAAGCACTTTAATGGCTGGGCGTTTGGTGGTCAAACTAAAACTGACGTACACTTGATGTTAAAACGTCTTGTTGAAATCCGCTTTGACGGTTTGATGCAACAAGGTAAGCAGGATTGGTTGCACGTACTTGGTACAAGTAAATTAGAATTTGCATTGTTATTGACTGACGTCCAACGAGCAATTCGTAAGCACGTTAATCCTGATTTTACAATTAGCTTTGACTGTGCAAGTCCATTCTTGGCAACTGCTAACGGTCAAATTTACTATCAATCAAGAGTTGGTAAGAATCCAAATAGTGTTCCCACAAACTTGAACTTAACTACTGATCTCTTTGATTATAACGATGAAGACTTGTACTCAGACCACAAGGCTTGGAGTTATAGAATGATCAAGAGCTTGGACGATAAAAAGTACGCTATTGACCATCGTTCATTCCGTGATGCAGCAATGCAAGACTTTCCAAAGCGTTTCCCTAACTTTGAAGACAGTCCAATTACTGAGCTATGCGAAGTAAATGATATTTGCTTCTACAAAGATGGTGTTCGTAAAACTGATGCTGAGATTGCTGCTGAAGAAGGCATTGCAATCGATAAAGTTCAGTTTGACTTTAAGAAGAAAGAACACTATCATGTAATACCAGACCTAAATAAGATCGATAAAATTGGTCGTACAAGCTGGGATAGTTTTAGTTATGCCCTACAAATGGGTCATAATGTTTATTTGCATATCTTTGCAGTACAAGAAGCAAACAGACAGTATGATGCAGGTAGTTTCCCACAAATGATGGAATACCAAGGTAGTCCAAAGAAGGATAAGTTTAGAGATGTTGTTGATGCAATCTTTGCAGCACCTACTAAAGATGATGCGCTTGCAATTATTGATCATTACAATTTGTACTGGATGGAAATCTTGGGCAACCACGGATACATTGGTAAGAAAGTAATGAACGCAACAACACATTACGAAAATATGAAGGCAAACGGGATTATTGAAGAAATCGACTTGTCAGAAGGTATGGCAATGGACCAAGCTGAAGACGAAGCACGTGAAACCGTAAGCAAAGACTTTAACCCTGATTTATAATTTTATGCAGCACAATAGTATTGAATCTAAATTAATCGGCAAAATCCTACCACCCACCTTTGCTGGTGAAAGTGGTAGGGGTTTGGAAGATCTTCTAGAGTCCATTGGTATCCCAATTAACCGCGGATCTGGTGTCGATTGTTTAATTTTTGATTTTGAAGTTAAATCACGCGACATTGACGCAATTAGTCCACAAACTGTTTGCACAATGACGTTTAATGACATCATCGCAACTCCATACGCCAACTCCCGTGTTCGAGAAAAATTCCAACGACAATTTAGAGTAAAAACTAAACACAATGTCATTATATCCGCAGAAATGTATGACTTCTCACATCGATTGATTCAAAATCTAATCGAAGAAGCTTATGAGACAGCGAGAGCATCACTAGCTGCATCACAAACAAATGGTGCTTGCCACGGAAAATGGATGCCAGCGTATGTTCCGGGTACCAAGTGGGGCTATTTGGAAAACGTTAACACTGCCACAAATTCATACCACTTTAGGATTTCCCACGGTGCCATGGACGATTTTGAAGCCATGTCACACTCAACACTAAGTAAACTTTTCGAATAATGAACACAACTATTAGACAAAACATTCGCCCACTTAAGATGATTTGGGTTACCTTTCAAAAGGAAGGTATCCACAAGTATCCAGCGGCTTTAACTGATCCAGCACTTGCAACAGGAGATGAATATGATGTATCGTTTTTGGGTCATCCCCATCGTCATATTTTCCATTTCCGGGTGTGGATCAATGTGCAACATAATGACAGAGACATCGAATTCATCCAGTTCAAACGCTGGCTCGAGTCGCTGTATAATGGTCAAGGTGCCACTATAAGCCTTGACTATAAAAGTTGTGAGATGATGTCAGATGAATTACATGACATTATCACGCAAAAGTATCCAGGTCGCGAGATTTGGATTGAGGTCTCCGAAGACGGAGAAAATGGTTCTTTTATTCAATATTAAACAAAACAAAGGAAAGCTATTATGGCTAAAAACTACAAAGACTATTCTTATTTCGAAAACCGTCCTGACATCGTTAAGATTTTTGACGATTTGGAAGCATTTAAGGATTTCTGTAGAATCGAAATGCACCCGTTCAACGAAGCGGATCTTTACAATCGCGATAGTTGGGTATGGCGCAACTTTGACAAGAGCCGTCGCCCTAAAAAGGCATGGAATGGTGAACGTAAGCCTTACCAAGGCAAGAACCCACGCCCACAATACAATAACAGATACGAGACAAACTAATGAAAAAACCTAACATTTGGATCTTTAGTCTAGAGCCTTTGGACTCTAGATATACTAAACAGTGGCATACTAATATCCCCGAGATTTTGGCGGCCGCTGCTGGTGACAGATTCAATGTTAGGCAAGTTGATGGCGTTCAACGAACTGCAAAAGTTACTAACGGTGCATTTCTAAATTTTAGTGATACTAATTATTGGAAAAGCACTCAACTTGCAAATTTCGTTGAACTTCTCGATGCAGGTGAAACTACGCCCAATGATAAAATTTTAATCACTGATGCGTGGAATCCTTGCATTACTCAACTTGCATACATGCGTGATTTGTTAGACCAGAAATGGGAACTACACGGTATTTGGCATGCCGGTGCATATGATCCAAGTGATATTCTTGGATACAAGATGCAAAAACCTTGGCCATGGGAAGCAGAAAGAAGCTGGTTTTACAGTCTAGACTTTAACTACTATGCTAGTAACTTCCATAAAGATATGTTCTTAAAGAACTTGGATATTAAACCTGAGTTCCATCATAGAGCAGTACGTAGCGGACAACCACACGGTGAGATTATTACATCAATGAAACCGTATATGAATGTTCGCAAGTCAAGTGATAACCTTATCATGTGGCCACATCGCTTTAATGCAGACAAGCAGCCTGAAATTGCTGTAGACTTAGGCAACGATTTCAACATGGTTATTACACAAAAGCTATCACTTTCTAAAGACGAATACTACGCAAAATTGTCTGAAAGTAAAGTTATGTTTAGCTGTGCATTACATGAAAACCTCGGTATTAGTGTAATGGAAGGTGTATTAGCTGGGGTAATTCCAGTATTACCTGATCGTTGCAGCTATAAAGAAATGTATTTGCCACAATTCAAGTACCCAAGTGAATGGACTGCTAATTTTGAATCATATCAAAAGCACAAGGCAGAGTTAGTTGATTTCATCAACCATCGAATTCATAATCGTGATCAATACATGCATTTGTTGCAAGATCAACTCAACATACTGAGACAGGAATATTTGACTGCTAATGTAATGGTTGAAAAAATCACTAGACTTGACTCTACGACCTAAATACATTACACTTTAATATTACATAGGATTTTTACATGAGTGAAGGGAAAAATTTAAGTCAAGTAATCAGAGATCAAATGAAGGCCCAAGGCAAACGCTTCTGGGCAGGTGATAACATCAGTGATTACATTGACGAGGAACAAAAAGCGGCTCTAATTGGAGAAGCGACAGTAGCATTTGAAGGTGTCCTCGATGCATTACTAATTGATCGTGAAAACGACCCAAACTCGCATGGTACTGCGAAGCGTTTAGCTAAGATGTACTTTAACGAAATTATGGCAGGAAGATATGAACCAGCACCAGACGCAACCGCATTTCCAAACGATTCGCAAGACCGTTATGAAGGTATGCTTGTTGTTCGCTCTGAGCTTCGGAGCATGTGCAGTCATCATCACCAACCTGTTTCCGGCGTTGCTTATATTGGTATTATTGCTGCTCAGAAACTTATTGGGCTCAGCAAGTATACAAGAATCGCACAGTGGTGTGCAAGACGGGGTACTCTCCAGGAGGAACT